GGCGGCGCGGCGGGCGGCATCTGGGCCGGAGCCGCCGGCGGCGTCGCCACGGAAGGCGGATTGCGCTCCAGCGTGACGCGCCGCGTGCCACCGGCAACGGCTGCCGCCGGCGGGACGGCCGGCATGACCGGGGCGGAGATGCCGGGCTCGGCGGTCCGGCGGGCCGCTCCGGGCGCATCCAGAGGGTCGACGACCGGCGAAGCCGATGGTCTGGCGGGGGGCATGGATGCCGGCGGTGGTGGGGCGGCGGAGGGTGCAGGCGTGGGCGCAGGCGGTTCGGCCTCCGGCGCGGCGGCGTCCGGGCGAGCGCGGGGAGCTGGGATGGGCGGGATGACTGCGATGCGACCGAGTCCTGTCGCCATCTGGTCAAGTTGTTGCAGATGCACGGTGGTGGCGGCGATCGCGGCGTCGAGCGCGGTCAGTTCACGCGCGATGGTCGCGATCCCCGCGCTCACGCCGTTGTCCAGCGCGAGGCGGATGCCGATGACATAGGCGTCTTCCATCACCCGCCTCCGATTGCGGTTTCGATCGCCGCCACTGCCGCCGCACCCACCGAAGCCGCAGCGGAAGCGGCCTTGTCCTGCGCGACCGGTGCGAGGAAGGGGCGCGGTGGGATGGCGGCAGTGCCGTGCTCCTGCCACAGCGCCACCGGGTCGGGTGCGCCGATGACCGCTGCGTTGCCCTCGGCCGTGACGCCGATGCTCTGCTGCAATGCACCGCTCTGCTTCCACGGAAAGCGATGCGACTCCCCAGGCGTGTGCGACAGCGCCTCGCGCACGGCATCGCCGATCAGCCGCGCCTGCGTCCCCAGCGCGGCATTGGCTGCCGCATCGAGATCGAGCCGGGCCAGGCCGGCGGCGAGATCGGCGAGCTTCATCCGCTTTCCTTCCAGCGCATCGCTGCAAAGTCGAATTCGCGCCCATCCAGCGTGCCGAGTGCGACCACCCAGGCGAGGCGGTCTTCCGGGGACAGGCTGAAGGCGACGTCGAAGGGCACCCCGTTCCGTACCAGGAACAGGCAATCCACCAGATCGGGGTGCCGACTCAGTTTCCCGCGTGGGCCGCGATATCAATCGGTGCGGCATCGGCGGCGAGCGCGGTGCCGATGGCTGCGAGACCGATATCGCCCAGACGCGAGACCAGCGATTCGATCTGCGCCTCCGAGGAAGGTGGCGGCACCGGGATGTCGTCCATTGCCGCAACGGACGCGGCGAGCACGGCCATGCCCAGCCAGGGCTGGTTCTGCGACAGGCCGGGGCCGGCGGCCTTGAAGAGGCGAAGCTTGTCGAGTGCGGTGAGCCGTCGCAACGCGATTCGTCGGCCTGACGCGTCGGTCACTTCGGGCGCCGATTGCGCGGAGGCAATGAGGCGGCTGGACGGTGTATCGGAAAATGCTGCGTCCATGCGCGGCCTACAGGCGCTTGCGGGTGGCGGCGAAGAATTCCAGGCGCTGCTTCACGCTCTGGTCGCCGCGCCAGGTGCCGGCCTGGGCCATTTTGAACACCGCGCCGTCAAACTGATAGGTCGACGTGGATCCGTCGGTTTCCTGGACGTATTGATACAGCGTGCCCGCCGTGACCGCCGCGCCGGAGTGGTAGCTGGATTCGAGACGCGCGATGAAATCGTCGGCGGCCGAGGAGCCGCGTTCGAGGTCGAAATACCCCTCCCAGCCCTTCGGCAGTTCGGCCGCGAGTTGCACGCCGTCGATGCGGTCGATACGGATGGGCGTGGTGACCTGACGGCTCTCGAAGCCGGTGACATGGGTGAGATCGACCCGGCCGAATGGCCCCATGACGACAATCTGGCAGTCGCGGCCGACCGAGAAGGTGTTGCTGGCCATATGTCATTCTCCTGAATGTGGGACATCAGGGTTCGGTGCGGGCGCACCCCTCCCTCTGCCCCCTCCCGCACCGGGAAGGGGCGTTCGATCAGGCGGTGAGGTCGGGGGTGCCGCCGGGCAGGGTCTGGCGCTGGACCTGGACGGTCTGACCACCCTCCATGTTGACGATGAACTTCTCGTTGATCGCCTGGTAGCGCACCTGCGCGTCGGACTGCACGTAGCCGAGGCCGGTGCGGGTGGCGGGGTTGTTCGAGATGTCGCAGATCACGCTGAACGGCAGCGACCCATCCGTGCTGCCCAGCAGGCCCTGGCCGAGCATGTTCTGCAGAAACGCGAGTTGCGTGGCGCGGATCCGCCGGAACAGGCCGGCATTGATGACCTGACCGACATATTGCCCCATGCCGGAGGCGAGCGTCGCGGCGATGTAGTTGGTCATGCGCGTGTAGTTGTCGCCGTTGGTGGCGGCGTTGCTGCTGGAGTTGTGCCCGCCGCGCACGCCCCAGAAGCTGCCGGCGGGCTGGGGGTTGGCGATGACGTCGATCCCGGCCTGCAGCAGGGCCGCGAGTTCGGCCGCGGAATAAGACGTCGCCTGGCTGGTGCCGGGCGTGCCGGATTTCTGGCTGCCCACAACACCGTAGAGCGGCTTGTTCAGGCTGGATTGTTCGGGCGAGAGATTGCCCAGCCGCCCGGCGACGAAACCCTGCGGCGAGACCAGGCGCAGGATGCCGTTCACCTGATCGCTCCAATACAGCCAGTCGCCGAACATCAGCTTGGCGGCATAGCTGTCCAGACCGGTTGATTGCTTGGCGCCGACGGCGTTCTGAATGGTGTCTCCGGCCGGGCCGGGGATGATCATGTACAGGCCTTCGGACAAGCCGAAACCCGCCTGCGTGGTCCAGGTGGTCGCGTCGTCGGAATCCGACAGCACACCGATGGAGCAACCCTGGCCGCGCAGGGCATACATGCCGCGGCGCGGGGCGATGTCCTGGCCCACCAGCGTGGCGGCCACCACGCCCGAGGCGCCATCGGTGCCCTGGACGCCGCCGCTGAGCGTGTAGGCGAAGGCGAACGGCGCAACCGAGGTGCCGGCGGCGGAGGCGACGACGAGCTGGCTGGGGCCGCGCTGGTTGACGACGCCGGTGTTCACCGCGGCGGCGAGTGCCTGCCAGAAATTCGCGCCATAGCCGGCGATGTTGTCGAACACCTCGGGCGGCAGGCCGGGCAACGCCACAGTGAGCCGCCAGGTTCCGGCCGCACTGCCGGCGGTCAGCGCGACATTCAGCGCATTACCCAGGCTTCCGGTGTAGAGCGCAGTGAACAGGAACGTGGTGGTGGGAATTTCGAACTGCGCCGCGGTGTCCGACCCGTCGGTGACGCGGACGCAGCGGAAGGCCGCCGCGCCCTGCTGCACGGCGGTGGCGACCGGGGTGCCCATGTCGTATTTGCGCGGCATAACCGGGCCGAAATTTCGCGCATAATCGGCCATGGTGCCGACGATGACCGGCTGGCCGACGGGCCCCCAGCACGCGGTGCCGACGACGCCGATGACGTTGGTGGGCACCCCGTTGAGCACGAGATTCTGCGGCGGGACGATCTGCACGTAGAGATCCGGCACCACCAGGGCGGTGGTGTTGATGCTGCCTTGCTGCACGATGGGCATGATCGATCAGCCTCCCTGGTTCGGCTGTGCGGCGGGCGTTGTAGGCGCCGGGGTCGAAGAGACCACCCGCACGACGTTGCTGGCCTGCTCGGAGGCGAGGATGGCGGCGATGGCGGCCGCATCGGCGATCGCGTCGCCTTTCGCGTGCGACCCGAACGGGCGCACGACGACGAGTGTCGTGGACATTGGCGTTCTCCGTGGATGGCGGAAGGATGTGGCGGCTCAGCCCAGGCAGTGCCGGCTCGCGGCACCGACGCTGCCGCCGAGGGCGACGTCGCCGAAGATCATCGCGGGCAGAATGGCGGCGCGGGTGGTGGCGTATTCGACGGTGTAGTGCAGATCGCGCCGATACAGCGCGGCGTTCTCGCCGTGGTCGAGCACGGTCGAGCCATGGAAGGCGAGCCGCCCGGCGCTGCCGTCGGGCAGGTCGATGAAGCGCTGCGTGGACAATGCCGCGTCAATGGCCGACCCGGCCGCATCCCGCGCGGCGGGGTCGGGGCACCATAGGGTGAGCCGGAACCCCTGCAGCTGACGTCGGGTTTCGGCCTGCACGGGCTGGTCGGCCACCACGCGGCCGATGACGCGCGTTGCCCCGGGGATGGTGATTGTTGCACCTGCGACCAGAGCGGCGCGTCGTGTCGCGAGTTGAGCGGTCAGGATGGCGGCGACCAATTCGGGGCGGTCGGTGGCGCCGGTGCGATGGACGACGGCGAGTTCGTCGACCAGCAGCCCGACGAGCTGGCCGGCGGCGGGCGGCCCGGCGACGGTCGCGGTGCTGGCGGTGGTGACGATGCTGTAGGTCGGCCGTGCGGGCACGACGACCTGGAATTCGTCGGGATAGCGGGTGGTGACGCTCTGGTGGCGCGGTTCGGAAAACACCGTGACGTTGACATGGCCGGCGGCCAGGTCGTCATCCAGCGAACCGCTATGCGGCCAGCCGCGATAGACGCGGCACAGCCGGTTCAGGATGGAGGGCGCGTTCGGCCCATGGGGATAGAGGATGGCGGCGGTGAGGTCGACGAGGGTGGTTTCGATATCGGACTGGTCGGCCATGGACATGCCTCCGTATACCGGGTCGGGTCAGTGAGGCGTGCTACGTGGTCGCCTGCTTCACCTGCAGCCGCCAGCCGAGATCGGTGCGCTCGGCGGCGGCGACGATGCCGGTGCGGCCGAGATCGTCGGTCATCAGATCGCCGTTGCGGAACTGCACCCGGTCGATGGGCGGCAACAGCACGGACCAGACGGCGGGCGCGGCGTCGGCCGGCAGATCGGCGAGATCGAGGCCCGCGCCGCCGCCGTTGAGCACGCTGGCAGGCCAGCCGGCAGCCAGTTGCGTCGCGGTGCCGCGCAGCACGCCGCCATAGGGATTGGCACCGATGCCGGACGGCGCCGCCGCACGGTGGAAGGCGACGACCCGTGTGACGCGGACGCAAAGCACCGGCAGGAGATATTGCTGCGCGGCGATGAACCAGGTCTCACGCTCCCCTGCTCCGTCGGTTCGCACGATGTAGTCGCCTGGACGAGTCATGGCCGAGTCGAACAGGCCGGTCCAGGTCGCGGCCCCGTAGCCGGCGGGCTGGCCGAGGCCGGATGGGGGCGAGAAGATGGCGGGCAGGCGGAGAAAGCGGTTGCCCGGCGCCAGCGGGTCGGTCGCGCCGGCGGGCCGGTAGGCGTCGCACCACGCCCCGGCGACCGCGGCGGCGCGGCCGATGCCGCGGCGGATCGTGTCCTGCAGATGCGCGTCACGCATCAGACGACGAGCCGCAGCCCGGCATCCGCGAGCGCGGGTCCGGGGGGGAGACCGAGGAAGCCGCAAAGGCGACGCCGCCAGTCGTCGAACAGGCGGGTGCGCTCGCGCAACTCGTCGGCATTGCGCGTCCAGACCGCCGCTTGCGCGGTGTCGAGCGTGGTTGACACGGCGGGGATGGCGGCTTCGAGTTGGGCGAGGGTGGCGAGGTGGTGGCGCACCACGCCCTCCTCGGCGCCGGAAAGCATCTGCATGCGGTATTCGAGCGTGCCGTAGGCCTGGTAGAATCGCCAGCCGTTGAAGCCCTGCGGCGTGCCGCCATAGGCGGGGTAGCCGCAGTGGCGCCGGATGTCGGTCTTTTCCGAGTCGGTGAAGGCCATGACCCTGCCTCGATGCTGCTGGGGAGAGGCGCAACCTTCCTCCGCGCCTGCGGGGGGAGCGGAAGGACGGCGCGTCAGCCGGTATGTTCGACCATGACGGCGCGTTTGAAGTTGGCAGCGTTTGCCGTACTGACGGAGGTGGGGGTGGTGGTGGTGTCCGACGGAGCGCAGAAGCCGCCGATCCAGTACCAGCTCTGCGCGATGATCTGCTGCAGCCGGTCGATCGGTTCGCGCGTGACCATGGCCACGCCATCGACCATGGTGACGATGGCATCCTTCGGCGCAATGTCCGCGTCCTTCATGCCGGCGAAGTCGCCCTCGATCAACGCGCCCTGGCCGCAGATGATCGGGCGGCGGATCATCGCGCCGTTGATGCTCGGATGCTGCTGGACGTAGGCTTCGGTGGTAGGGATGAAGCGCAGGCCGAGGAAGTCGTTGATCAGTCCCTTCTTGAACACCTGGTTGGCCGAAGTGGCACCGACGAAGAGCTGGCGGAAATCATTGTCGGCGAAGAGCTGCCGGGCCGAGACCGGATCGAGATAGCAGTTGAACACGCCGTCGATCTCCGGGACCGCGTTGGAACGCAACGTGGCGACGGCGTTGAGCAGGCAGCTCATCGTCAGCGTGTCGCCGGCGACCAGGGCCGCGGAGTTGGTCCGGGCATTGGGGCGCACGATGCTCGACGCGGAGGCAGCCAGCACGGTGTTGTTCTCCGTGCCGTCGGACACAGAGACGCTGCCGGAGAAGGTCAGCGTGCCGGAGATGCCCCCTGGCGCGGAGGATTCATTGGAGGCGTCGGCGGCGACGCCGATCAGCGTATATGGGTTCCCCCCCACGCCCACGGTGAGCGAGGCCGAGCCACCGACCGGCGTCTGCACGCCGTTGACGAAGGTGGTCTGAAAGCCGCGGATGTCGTCCACCGCGATGGTCGGGCCGGGGGACGCCAGCGTGGTGCGCAGCCGCGTGTTGCCGCCGAAATACGCCGCGAACAGGGCGTTGCGGGCCAGTTCGTCGAGCGAGCGGGCGGCCTGCTCGCCGTTGATCGCCGCGTTCAGCAGGAACTGGTCGGCGATGCCGACGCGGCTGGTGACCATGTTCAGGTCTGTCGTGGCCGCGTAGTGGTTGAGCGTGATGGTGTATTGCTCGACCGAGAAGCTCTGCGGCGTCAATCCGTTGTCGAGATTGGTGTTGGTGGCGGCGGCGAGCGGCGTGGTGACCGCGGCCTTGAGGCCGGCGCGGGTCTTGGTGAGCGTCTCGCCGATGCCGACCGCGAAGTCCTGCCGGTCCGCGCAGGCGCGGTAGCCGAGGCGGCTGTGCATCGCGGACTCGAATTCGCGTTCGAGGAAGCCCTGCTGGATGATGGTCTGCAGCGCGACGGGGAAATTCTGGATACCCATGGGTGATCGATCCTCGTGAGGGGGGCGGGCGGAAGGCTCAGCGGCGGCGGAGCAGCTCGGCCCGGGCGGCCTGCCATTCGGCGTGACTCATCGTGGTGGCGTGCCTCGCCGCCGCTGGCTGTGCGGGCGGCGCGGGTGCGGTGCTGGATGTGCTGGCGAGGCCGAACAGCCAGGGCTTGCTGCGACGGAGCGACTGCATGAGTGCCTCGCCGCCCTTCACCTGACCGTCATCACCGAGTTCGATCTTGCTGGTGTCGAGCAGCTTGAGGCCGTCGAGATCGACCATGCCGGCGCGAACTGCTTCCGCCTTGAGGTCGGCGCGGACCATCCGCTCGCGATGGCTGGCTTCCATTTCGGTGATGCGGCGTTCGAGCGCTTGCACGCGCGGGTCATCGGCGTCCAACGCCGGGGGCGTGGCGGCGGGTTCGGTCATGAGGATTTCCGTGATGTGGGGGCGGGGCGCGGCGTGCTGCCGCGGCCCGGCGGCTGTGTGCAGGGGTTGCCCGCACATGCCGCCATCATGGGAGAATTCCTACCCGAAACCGGGCTATCTGGGCAAGGCCTTTTATCCTAGGTGGATTTACCTAGGTTGTGGTGAAACCTCCGCGCCGCCGCACCCATGCGAGTGCGCCGAAGGCAGGCAGCAGCACCAGCAGGCCGGAGGGTTCGGCCACCGAAATGGAGGTGACGGGGATGGCGGCGGTGAGGGCGAAGATATCCCCCGTGCTTTTCAGCGCGATGTCCAACTCGCCGTCGCTGGTCTGGCTTAGCCGCAGATCGATGCGAGGGCTGAACAGGAAGTCGCTGTTGTAGCCGTATTCGTCGAGCAGGTTAACGAGCGCGCCGTTCTGCTCGATGGCGAGGGAATACAAGGTGGCAGCGTGACCTGGAGACGCGGTTGACGGGTCGAAGTAGAATAGATTTCCGTTGACGATGTCGGCCAGAATATACATCCCGTCCAGCGCCGGCATCAGGTTGCCGCGATACAGGAAGCCGCTGCCGATCGCGTAGTTCGCGCTGTGATCGTATTCGGCGATCGGGTCGGTGTAGGGGATGCCGTTCGGCCCCAGGCCGGTATCGGTCACGGGGATGGGGTAGATGCTCTGGTCATCGGGGTTGTTCACCCCGTAATCGTAGCCGGTCGCGAAGCTGCCCTGGCGGTAGGGCCAGCCGTAATTGGCGCCGGCCTTGCCAAGGTCGACCTCCTCCACGCCCGCCTGACCGAGATCGTTGATATACATCGCGCCTGTTTTGCTGTCCCACCCGAAGGATTGGGGGTAGCGCAGGCCGTATTCGTAGATTTCAGGGAGCGCGCCGGCCACGCCGACGAAGGGGTTGGAGGCCGGGACGGTATAGGCGGCGCCCCCGGGACCGGCGAGCGGATCGATGCGCAGGATTTTGCCGGCGGGATTGGCGAGGTTCCCGCCGTTGAGCTGCGGATCGTTGAAGCCGCTGACGCCGATGCCGACATAGAGATTGCCGTAATCGGCGCTGCCGGGGGCGGCGGTCGGGTTGAAGGCGATGGAGCCGTCATTGTGGCCGACGCCATCGGCGCCGATGGTCATCACCACGCGCGAGGTGCCGGAGAAGGTCGCGGCGGTCGGGTCGGTCGCGGTCCATTCACGCAGCACGGTGACGTGGTTGGCGGCGTGGTCGCCCATGTAGGTGAGCGGCTGGCCCTGATAGGCGCCGTTGGTCGCGGTGCCGGTATTGGGGGCGCTGTAGGTCGTGTAGAACACGCCGTAGCCTGGCTTGGTGGGATCGCCGGCGAAATTCGGGTTGAAGGCAATGCCCTGGAAGCCGGTGGAGGTGGGGTCGAAGGCATTGCTGAAGCCGACGTTCTGCTGGGCGAGGTTGAGATAGGGCGTGGGCGTGCCGCCGGAGGTGATGCTGTAGAGCGTGCCGTTGGTGTCGTTGACGAACTGGCGCGCGGGGTTGGAGGGGTCCGAGATCAGATAGTCGATCCGCGCGGCCGGCGCGCCGCTGCCCGGCGTATCGGCGGGGATGGTGACGTAGGGCGCGATGCGCACCGCGAGGCCGCTGGCGGCGATGGCGGGCAGCAGCGGTTCCGTGAGTTGCGGCGGCTCGGGCGTGGCGGGCGGCAGATACTGGGCGAATGCGGGGGAGGCGGCGAAGGCAAGCAGCGCCGGGGTCAGGCGCATGGGCCCACGCCACGTTGCGGGTACGCATCGGGGAGACTTAAGAGGGCGCCTGGGCATGGCTGATCCGTTTCGAGCCGTTGCTGGCGAGCATCGTATCTCGATGAGGGAGGGACGGCAATCGCCGGTATGACTGCATCGGCTGCACGCGGATACTTCGCGATGCTATTGGCCAAGCACTGACGGGCTTCAGATTTACCGTATCGTTCTGATCCATTTTCGGACTGCGCCGCCGCGAAGCGGTCGGCACTGCTGCGGTTGCCATGCACGCCCTCCAGCGCCAACTCGCGCAGGGTGCGCACATACTCGATCACGGCCGCGGAGGCGGTGCCGCCGATCTCCAGGAGCTTGGCGTCGCCGTTCTCG